GATGTTAGTGACTGGAGTTAAGACGTTTGATCTTCAGATCTAGCAGCCTTATCCGCAGCAGCCTTTTCAGCAGCAGCCTTATCCGCAGCAGCCTTATCCGCAGCAGCTTTGTCCGCAATGATCTTGTCTACTGCGGTAGCCGCGTTGTCCGCATTAGTTTGTGCGGCGGTGTTAACCAGGGCATTCGTCGCCAAAGTTTTAAGCCCAGGCTCCGTGTACACCACCTTGGAAAGATCAAGAGCCGGCAGTGCCCCGTTGGAAAGCGCCAGAAGGGAAAACCCCCTATCCCCTCCATCACCGCCCCGACCCGTATCGGTTGAAACGGGCGTGAACCCGGGGAAGTTCAATCCCCCAGAAGAACCCGAACCATTTCCTACAATAGCTTGGCCGCCCGTTGAGGGTGGATTGGCCGACTCACCGATTCCCAGCAAAGCGGAATACGCTTGAGCTTGAGCGGCAGCAGAATCACCCTCAGACAGTGCCCTAACAGTGCCGTCCGGAAGTGTTACGCTTTTACCATCAGCTGAAAGCGTGCCTATCAAAGGTTGATCGCTAGAAACCCCAGGTATTACTACCCGAAATTCTTTTTCACCCGTTTGTGGGTTTACCGTCCACCCTTCAGTATTGTAGTTTTTCTCTACCCTGACTTGATTGCTAGGTAACCCACCGGCAACGGTAGTAACGTCATCTGCGGCACTGCCTGCAGCGGTATTGCCCGTTGCTGATGCATTTAGATTTGAAACAGCGTTTGGAAACAATTTAGATAAAATTGGATCAGCCGAGATAGCGTCACTTATTTGTTTATCTTTTTCAGCAGAACTTAATGTTACGCCATTATCTTTATCTTGTTTATCTAATGCTTTTAATTTATCAAGCAATATAGTTTGTTTTGCGCTATCGGATAATTGGCTGACCGACGAGGGCAGCCCGGTGTTTGGGGGCGCCCCTTCAGTACCGGACAACGCAGCAGGGACATTTGTGGCCAATGCGTCGGTAGCAGGAGTGGCCACGTTCAGAGTGTCTAAGCCCGGCATGGTGACATCTGCTGTGGAGCGTTGAATGTCACTGGTGAGTTCTGCCGGAGTGGCGCCGGATGTTGTCAACTCGGAGACACCCGGGGCCGTACGCGCTACAGTTTCTGGCAAACCGCCGGCAGCCGAAACAGTGCCATTGGCGGACGTCGCGTCAACCTTGGTGCTTGGGATGCTTGACTTCACCGCCCCCGTAAGCTGGTCTACCGCCGCCCGCAACATCGCGCCGGTAGGGTCCTTCCCCATCAGGGCTGCAACAGTTCCAGGCCCAAGGATGTTCATTGCGGTGGTGGACAGGCCGCTCTGCCCCAACGCGCTTCCAACAAGGCTGTTGGCACCCGAAGACAACCCCGCGCCAAGGCCGCTCTGGATCGCGGCTTGGCCAATATCACCAAGGCCCTTACCCTGGAGCGCAGCGCCCGCAGCGCCGGTGGCGGCCCCAGTAATGCCCTTGCTGATGGCCGCATCCACCGTGGGGATGCCGGTGGGAGTAAGGCCGCCCTTGGGCAACATGTCCCCGATGGTGGAGCCCGCGTACGACGTGGCACCACTGAGAAGGCCCGCCTTCGCCATGTCCGAGAGATTCCCGCCCATGCCGTAGGTCTTGCCGGCACCGAAAAGACCTTGGCCTATTGCTAGTTGCGCGCCTTGACTTAAAGAAGGCGCAACCATAGCGCCCAAATTAGTGGCTCCAAGTCCTCCCACCGCCGCCATACCGGCGCCGATAATTAGCTGGGCAATCCATTCATTAGGGTCGGTCAGGTCTACATCTAACGGCTCGCCAACCAACCCAGTGTCGTCAAAATGTTGGGTCTGGTACTTGTTAGGGGCAATCTGTTTCCAAGCAACGTCTTGCGGTATGGATTCTGGGCCTAAAGAACCTATAGTTTGGTCTTGTCCTTCACCAGCAAGATAGGTTGCGGGGCCAGTGCCCGGGATATAAAAAGGAGTATCGACAGTGCCGACTTCACCTTGCCCTGGAATCATACCCGCCGGGCCAGTGAACCAACCTTCAGGCAATTGTGTTGTCATACTGTCATTGCTCCGGTCAAGGCGAACGCCCAGTCCTGCCATTTTGAGAAGCCGCGGGTATCAGGCACGCTAGACTTGGTGAAGTAGCCGATGCCCGACAGGGCGATGCCCCACTCCTGCCACTTGTCCTCGGGCACGGTGCCTAACTGCTGGGCGGCGAACTGCTCCGCCGTCCTGGCGCACCAGTAATCCCACGTCAGGTTGCGGGGATCCAGTACTTCCGACATTATGGGTTACCCGTGCTGCGGACGTCGCTGGTTGCCAGTGACAGCAGCACGCTGCCGGTCTGGTAATCCCCGTTCTCGGTGTTCGACTCAAACCGCAGCCGCATCTCGAGGCGCTGCTCGCGCATGTCGATCTTGAGCGTGTTGGGCGCGAAGGTAAACGGGTCCGATTCTCGGTTGACGTCCTCCGCGTAACCCCGGCCCGTGACCACCACGGTCATGTCCCCGGTCTGCACGAAGTCCGGCTCGACCCGCTCAATCCTCGTCCACACGTTGTCCCCAGGCTTCTGGGTGGCGCCCACCGTGCCCGTCAGGAAGCCCAGGTTCGGCGTCTCAAAGTAGCTGCGGATGGCGTTGACGGAGGTCAGGTAGACCTCGTTGGTGCCCGTCTCGTGCTGCCAGAGCGTGTACTTGCCGGTGCCGTTGGCGACGTTGCCGGCCCAGATGGGCTTGGGCAGCACCTCGGAGAACACGCCGGCAGAGCGTTGGGCGCCGATCGCTTGCCCGGCGTCGTACCACGTCTTCTCGCGCACGTTATAGATGACCGCGTCGGTGCACTCGGTGGCGTCGCCCTTGGGGTAGAACCACCAGATCTCACCGTACCTGGGGATCTTGGTGGCCCAGACCTTCTGGCGCTGGGCGAAGTTCAGGTTGTCGAAGAAGTAGTTCTGGTTGACGTCGTTCTGGATCTCTTGGACCACGCCGTTGTACATCAGGAACCGGTCGACGCCGGCCCAGTAGAAGATGCCGTCGTACTCAATCACCGACCTCGACGACATGATCGACGTCTGGCTGCTGATCAGGTCGTAGGTCCAGTAGAAGTTCTGGCCGCCCGCCGACGTCGGTGCAAAGCTCACCCGCACAAGGGCGTCGGTGGACCAGAACAAGCCGCTGGGCGACGAGGACCCGCCGCGAAGGGGCAGGCCGCAGACGATCTTGCCGGTGGACGTGTTGTTGGCGTTGGCGTCCGCCGAGACCCAGTTGTCGAAGTCACCGGCGCTGGAGTTCTGGATCAGCCCGTTGTTGCCGTAAACGAACAGGTACGGGTGCAGGACCACGCAGCCGCCCGACACGGCGATGTTGTTGTCGAACGTGGCCGTGATGCTCCCCGTCGCGGTGGCCGCAGCCGACATGACCACCGCCAGCAGGGTCACCGAGACCACCGTAGTGCCCGAGGGGATGCCCGTGCCGGTGATGGTCTGGCCGGCGCCCACGCGGGCGTTGAGCGCCGCCAAAGTGAAAGTGGTCGTGCCGGTGACGGTGCTGCCGGTGGCGGTGAACACCCCCACCTTGGTCATCGACAGACTGCCCGGGGTGCCCGGGAAGACGCTGCGCAGCACGGGCGTGTTCACCGTAGACGTGATGGCTAGCAGGTTCTGGCCCGGGTGCGCCACCAAGTTGTTGGTCGCGCTGCCGGTCGAGTCGTACCCAATGTCGAACTGCCAGAGGTTCACGGCGCTGGATGTGAAGTTGCTCAGGGAGTAGGCGTAGGGCCCCGTGCCGATGCCGTTATCCGTGTCGGTGACCCACTGCTCCAGGCCCGCGCTGTAGCCCGAGACCACGTAGTTCAGGCCGTTGGCGGCGGACATAGCCATGCCGCGCGAGATCCCGGTCGCGTTCAGGAAGGAGCCGGTGTACCCGCCGATCTTGCGCGGCAGGCCGCGCTGGAAGCGCACCCACTCGCCGTCGTTGTACCGGTTGCTGGCGAACACCGTCCCATCCCGTTGCAGGCCCGGGAGGGCCGTCATTGAGATGACCTTCTGTGTCAAAACGTGCCCCCGCCGATGCCCACTGGGACCGCAAGCCCGGCGGCGCTGAGTGTGGCCGCGTTGGCCCCGGCGATCGTGAACCCGATCTGCGCCGACGCCGGCAGGTAGATGCCCGTGGTTAGGTTAGAGGTGAAGTTTAGGGGCGGCGCAGCGGCAGAGCCTGCGTTCAGCGTCAGCGAGCTCACGACCCCCTGGGCGGTGCTGTTGGCGTTGTAGACGTTGGTGCCGTTACAGATCGCCATTGCTGTCTTGTTTTGCGGCACCGTGAGCGTCGCGCCACCGACCGCTGCGGTTTGGAAGACCAGGGTGAAGGCCCCGGTGGTGCTGTTCGTGAACGAGTAGAGCTGCACCGTGGAGGGCACCACGATGATCTGGTTCGAGGTCAAGACCCCCGTGTACTCCTGGACCGTGTTCGACGCCTGGGACGACGTGAGGGTCGTGGTGCCACCGGTCACCGCCAGCAGGAGCTGGGTGTAGGCGAAGGTGTTCGAGCGCCCGTAGCCGAAGGTGTTGAAGTCCGTGCCGTTGGACGCGATCACCAGGGACTCGGTGAGCTGGAGCTGCTGCGAGGCGTTGCCGTCGATCGTGTTCGTGCCCTGCGGCGTCAGCGTCAGGATGCCAGTGCCGTTGTTGCGGATGTTGCAGAACCAGTTGTTGCCGACCGTGGTCGCCGGGGGCAGCGTGATGGCGCCCACACCACCGCCCCACACCAGGAACTGCGCCCGGCTTGTGGCGGTCAGCGTGGTGTTGGAGTACAGGGTCGTGACCGGGTACGCTTGGTTCAGGGTCAGGTTGATGGGGGTCAGGCCGTACCCGGCCAGCGCCGAGGCGTTGGCTGTCGATGTACCGGCACCGAACGTCACCGAGGCCCAGGTGCCGTTGAGGGTCGCGTTGCTGGTCAGGAAGATGAACTGGGCGATGCCGGAGGCGATCGCGATGATCGTGTTGCCCGAGGTGTCGGTGACCGTGAAGGTGTTGGCGCCGACGTTGCGCACCAGCACCGACTGCCCTGTCGAGACCTGGGTGGCCGGCGGTAGCTCCAGCTTGAGCGAGGCGACGGTCGCAGTGACGTCGATGATGGCGCTCGCCACGTCCCCCTGGTTGCCGTTGATGGGCCACTCCAGCGCCGTGTCGACGCTTATGGTGAGGGCCTCGTAGCTGACCTGGGACGGGCTGATCGTCTGACCAGTGAACGGATTCGTGTAGGTGGTCATCAGGAGTCCTGTGCAACGGTTTGGCGGTCGCCTATGCGCAGCGCGTCCTCAGACTTGAGCGCCGTCATGGCCTCGGTGAAGAGCTGTGCCCACACCACCAGCCGGGTGTCGTCCTTGAGGAAGGGCGCGGTCTGTTTGAGCGTGCCGAACAACATCGCGTTGGGCGCGTTCTGGGTCAGCCAGTTGGTCTGGTTGGTGGACGACAGCGGCGGCAGGCGGGTATAGCAGAGCGCCTCAAAGGCGAACGCCGCGGAGGGCGTCGGCGCGATGAACCAGTGGTCGTAGTCGTAGTCGGCGTAGTAGAGCGGCGTGCCGGTGGCGGTGACGTCGGGCCAGTACGAGCTCAGGTATTCGAGCTTGCGCAGGAAGATGGGCTGCTTGGCCCCGGTGGCCGTGGTGAGGGTCATCGACACCGTCTTGCGCCACCGCGCCGGCTTGGCGATGACCGGGTTGTTGATGGTCATCGTCGAGTCCACCACCTCCATCTGCCCCAGCGTCTTGATCTCCTGGGCGATCTCGAACTCCGCCATGGTGATGGCGGTAGGGATGAACGCAATGACAGCCGGGTCGCTGCGCTCCAGGTACTGGAGCACGAGGCTGTTCAGGCTGTCGTAGGTGAGGACGTAGGACGGTGTGGTCATAGGGGATCCTGGCGAGGTATTTTAGTGGCGCAGGACCATCAGCGGTATAGCTGCCAGCACGCCACCAAAGCAAGTTGCGGCAGCGTCTAGAAACTCCACGCCGTGAGGGCCGTGCATGGCATCGCCTGTTGCCCGCCAGTTGATAAACGCATCACTCACCTCCTTGAAGACAGCAATTACAGCCATCACACAAAGAGAGACAAGCAAGCTCCGCGTAAGCAAGAAGCAAGCGTCGAAGATCACGGCACCATAGATTG